ATTTCAGTTCTGGAAGAATATTCCTTATACTTGCTTTTGTCATCTTCTGAATTATGCGGCTGTTGTCCTGAAGGTATGCCATATTCTGTAACAGCCCATTGAACTCCCCCAAGCTTAATCCAGCTAACAGCACCTCCCCAAGCTCTTTTTGTGTATATTTTCTGTGAAGCATTCGCCAATGCCACCAATGAAATAATTTTACTCTTAACCATCCGTGTAACATCAACAATGATACACATCTTGGTACTAACTTCCTATTGTTCGACATATTAAAAAGTAAATCCTTTTCACCGTAGGATATTTCTGCTTCTGCTGTGTATCTGTCGAACTTCTCCGCTATGGCATTATTGAGCCTTCGGATGTGTATTGTTTTATCTCCAAGAGTCGTTTCTACGACATCGTTGTTTTCTATTTGCCTTAACAGTAGATTGTCTTTTGTTGTTACTGACATAGTTTCTTTGATATTAAGATCGTATACTTGATAGTGAAAAGCTAAATGTTACCTGTTTTAAACTTTGTGTTATGTATTAACTTTTAATAAAAACAGGGTGGATAGACCCAGCCACCCACCCTGCATATTATTCTGCACAACGTAAAACTAAGCGGTATAGTTCGCAGTAGCAGCAGAAACAATCATTAACTGTTTAAGGTCTGATGTGTTAATATCAAGAGCCTCAAATGTTAGTTTAATACCAATACCGTCATCCTGAGAGACGAGGGATGCCGTACATAAGGCTTTCGGGAAAACGATTGCCACACCTTTAGACTTGTCGAACTTGGCGACAGGCATAATAGATGTGTAATAATTTCCTGCAACGCCAATTATGTCAGAGGATTTAATCCACGTGTCATCGCTCAGAGAAGCATCAGAAATAGCCGCACCGCCAAGGAATTTTTTGGTGAGAGCCTGATTCAGCTTCATACACACGGTTTCAAAAGAGTTACTTCCACCCTCAGCATAAGAGCACTGAACGTTTCCGTCTTCATCTTTGAGCTGTGTGATATCGGGGTCATCACCAGTCCATGAGGTCGAGCCGTTATACAACGGGCGAACCTTGACTGCACCAGTGAACGATGAAAGCTTAGCAGAAGCATACGAAGCATCGCTTAAAGAATCGAAAACGACCAATTCGCCAATACCCGCAAAGCACCCACCAACACTTACATCAAGAGTTCCAATAGTATTTGCCATAGCTTAATAATTTATAAAACAATTTACATTAATTACTTTTGTTGAATATCCAGAGACCAAGCTTCGACCTGAATACACCACTGGGTTACTTCCAAGCTCATATAAGAACTTGTCGTCTCCAGACGTGGTGGATATAGAGTCTGCGAAAAGACTCTGGAATTTTCCTATCAATATATCTTCTTTGACCGTGTTAGTTTGCCCTGTTGTCAGGAGTTTAACATATAAAGAAACAGCTATCGTACACAAAGCATTGCCAAACTTAGTTGCCATAGTCCTGATACCACCATTCGGCTCTATCAGAATAAACTCCTCAGGAAGATTAGAACTCGGCAGAGCACCGTTCACGTATATTGTCGTGTCTGTGGTCGTGGCCTGTATCAGACTCTTCAAAGGTGTTGAAGCATCAATGTTTAACGATACCATTTAGTGTAATTTAAAATGTCTCAATACTTGTGTTTTAAACTCGCCGACGAAGTCTTCTGTAAAGAAAGCTCCACGTTCTTCTGTCGAACCTTTTCTTCGCACATAACGAGCGTAGGGCTGTGTTGAAAATGCTACAATCCAAAGACCGTCTGCAAATCGGGTTGAACCAGCCGACAATGCTCTTGACAACTGATTTTTCCCCCAACTTTTCCTGCGTGGGACAGTGGCTGTTGATGGATAACGGAAAGAACGCAAAACACCGTTTGAGTAAATACCGATGCCTGTGCCTTCTGCAAGGTTATGCGTGTCTACAGGAATGTTTCCGTATTGTTCTTTCATCACATAATCGGCAATTTGTCCTAAAAGCTGAATAGAGTTATCACTTGCGATGCCACTACTCTTGTCGCCTTTGAATTTAGACTTTATTACGTCCAGATTATGTTTTGTGAACTTACTCATCCATTGCCTGTTTTAGCCACAGCGTTGTCCCTGATATCCAATCTTCTTCAACAGTTTCAAACTGCTTTACGGTTGCCTTGACCGTTCTCCCGTTCTCTGCCTCTATCATCACCATGTCGTTAATCTGGAAAAGAATATCAACAGAGGGTATTAACAGGAAAGAGTCGGCTTGAAACGTCAAGCCCTGCAATTTTGTGTTCCCATTCGGATTAAACTCGTAAGCGCAATCTCCGTAGTAGAGCCCAGTGAACAGCTCGTTTCCGTAGATATCCACCTGACCTTCACTACGATAGATGGCGCATATGTGAGGATAAAAGAATCGGTCATTGCCAGAATTAACAATAGGATTTGGGAAATACAGGTATGTTTTGTTGAAAACCAACAAATTACCATCAAATTCTATGTAATTCTTAACAATCATTTACCACAAAATTGTAGCATCGTAAATAACATTGCCTTCCTGAAAGGCTGGTAGACCGTATTTCTTCCGAAGAGAGTTTGCTTCGTCTATCATGCTTAGACGCTGCTCGTTTGTTAAGCGACCGAGCGTTTCGGCAATCTGTCTGTTGTTTACTTTCTTCGAATAAGAGCCACCTCCAACACTTCGGGCAACTAACCAAAGAACCTCCGCGAGGGCAAGGTCTTTCTGCTGTACGCTTACAGTAGAAAGCTCTGCTCCGCTTACAAGGCCGTCAACGTTTGCGATAACAAACTCAACTTGTGCGTCTGATATTGACATTCCGATAACGGCTGACTGGAGGTACGTGTTAATGGTCATGGCTTAAAGAACTTCTAAGCGATATACATATTTAGGTTTGTCAATAACCGCCAAAACAGCCTGCTCTGAATTGAAGTACTGAACTTTTGTGTTCAAATCGCTTTCGATTTTCAACAACAAAGAGCCATTGAAGTACTGAGCGATAGCACCACCATTAGGAGTAGGAGGAATAAGCGGCATAACGTGTTTGATTACACCAAGACTACCAGCAGGTCTGAAGACAACAACATCCTCAGCGAACGAGTTCATCTGGGTTTTGGTGATAGCCATCGTTGTTTTATCCCATGACTCAACATAAGCAACATGGTCTACAACATTAATGGAGCAACCAAGGATGCGTTGCAGAGTAGCTTTGCGAGCATCTTCTCCAAGGCTTGTACCTATGGCTAAAGCGGCAGAAGCATCGGCTGCACCAAGATAGGCGTTATATCCGATGGCTGTCAGAACCTTGCTGTGTTCGAGCAAGTCCTCAAAAGTGTTAAATTCAACCTCCATAACAACATTGGTGACACCAACATTTCGCAGTTTTTTGATTTCTGCTTTCATGTTCTTTATGGGGTCAGCCAAAGTGCCTTCTGTTCCGTGGGTAGAATCAGTCCACCATTTATAGTCGCCTTCTAAGGCGGTCGTGTTGGCGGTCGGGATATTAGCGGAGAACTCAATGTTCTGAATACCGTTCGGGTTATTGGCGCTCAGAAGAGACAATTTCCCGTTAGATTTCATTTGGTTCACTTGGTAGGTGATAGAGTTCACGTGCGAGCTCAAAAGATTGTCAACCTTACGGTACAATAAAGCAGTTGCCTGTTTTACTGTTGCATTAGGTTGGAATGCGGAAGCTTGCATTAAGTCACGAATTTCCTTGGTATCGTAGATGAGTTTATCGGCCAGCGTAGGGATAGTACCCGTCAAAGATTCAAAGCCCTCTGTTGAGCGAGCTTTAGCCTGAGAGTCGGGGTTCACGTAGGTAGCCATAACATTTACTTGCAGTTCTTTCTGGAACTGTTCGTAAGTGTAGTTCATCATTGGGAACAGGTCAAAAGAAAAGCCTTCCCACATAGCAGTGTTGTACTTGTCGGCGAAGTAGCCGTCAATCCAAGCACTAAGATTGTCTTGCCTTACACCTGCTGATTGCAGCAAGTCGTAATAGTTTGCTCCTGATTTATGCATGGCTTATCCTTTCTCTGTTTTAATCATTGGTAATACAGCTTTAACGCAGGCAGGCAGCGGGGGTATACGATCAACAAGGACAGTTCCATGGAAGACCGATGCTCCTGTGGCAGACGTAGCGTCAGCACTGATGTAAACTTCACGCCTCAAAAGGCCAGTGGGGGTAACATTGATAACAGCAGCGGCACCAGAGGTGTCACACTGTACGAATATATCGCCAGCGGTAGCTGTGCCAAATTCGCTTTCGGAAATATCAATAGCGTAAAATCCAGAAGCATCTACGGTAACGGTTTTTACCTCTACGCCTGTGCCTGCTGTTCCTACGGTAGCCGGAGCTTTCATAAGGAAATCACCAACGGCTGGAGCGAGGGCTGTGCCAAGCTTCTTGAATTGTACTGTGGTTGTGGAAGCGTCAATATCGGCAGCAAGTTCGTAGGTTTTGAGGACAACGAGGTCTCCGCCTGGGGTAGAAAGAGCAACGGGCGTTCCTGCTGGGATTATAGTCCCTGCGGGATACACATCCGCGAAGTTTGCGCTGGGGTCAACATAAAATTTACCGCCAGCCTCTTCAATCCCATTATCGTCGATGTGCGACCAAATGGGTACGAATCCGCCGTAGCTTGTGCTTCCTGAACCATATACACCATAATTATAAGTGCTCATGTTCAATTTGGTTTTTGGTTAATAATAAAGTTACTTTTTTTCGATGAACCCTTCTTTTTCGAGTTCTTCGCGTTGTTTGCGATAATGTTCCGATTTAGAGGTGTCTCCTCCTTGTCCTCCTGAAGCCTCTGCGGGTATGTACGGGTCGTCAATACCCGCTATAGACACAAGGTCTTCAAATTCTGACTTCATTGACTTCAGCACATCATCGACTTGTGTTTCCGCACCTATACCAGATTTTGCTGCTGTGAATACACGATCTACAATACGTTTCACGCGACCATCTTCAACATCTACCTTGTTTTTAGCAAGGAACTGCTCTTTAGCCTTAGAAAAGACACTTTCCGTTGTTCGCTCTCTGCGGTATCCTTCGAGCTCTTGTTGTAAAGGAGTTAACTTCTTTTCAAGCAATGCTTCAAGTGTTGCAGCAACGTCGTCAACGGTCGATTCTTGACCTGTAGACTTTGGGGCTTTCGGGGTTTTCGGTGCGGGGTTCTTTGTTTCCCAATCTTTGACAAAATCGGCTTGTTCCTTAATTAGGTTTCCATTTGCCGTTGTAAACATAGGCCCTATAGATTTAACAAAATCATCGAGTTCTGTTTCTTCGCCTGCAAATGGCAACACGGTGTCAAGCATTTCGTCAACGCTTCGGTCACTCAGTTTCTTGGTTTTTCCAAGAGTAGCCACGATTTTTTCGCGGACATCTTCTTTTTTGAACTTCATAGTGTTTCTATTTTTGTTTAGAGTCCTGCGTGTTTCGCAGGGATTTTATTTGAACAATAGTTCTGTGTTTACAGTTTCTGCATCTTGCGGAGATAACAACCTCTCCATCTAATAACAGAACGCGAACGGGAAGCACCTTGCCACAACATTCGCATTTTATTTTTCTGTCATCATCGCTCAGCATTAACTTAAAATTTCAGCAAAAATAAACATAAACAATGTTGTAAACAAAAAAATTACTATCTTTGTCGGTCAAATCACGTAAAAGTTATGCTAAGACTAAAAAATAAGGATATAGTGATGCCGGAGAGGTATCCAGTTGTGGAGAGAAAGCTGCCGACCGCAAAGGAAAAGGGATGGACAAAGGTTGATGGCGTTTTGCTACGTGACAATATTGACCTTATACCACAGCCTGGACTTCAAGAGGAGGTTTGTGCCAGTGATTGTAATTTAATATTTATGGCAGGCGCAGCGACTATGGGAAAAACTTTCGCGGGCTTTATGAAAGCACTTCAAGGATTAGGTAGGCAAAACTACACTGCAAGGTTAATATCTAAAAGGTTGCAGGATAACAAAAAAGGAGGTTCTATTATTCGTGATGCAAAGTTAATATATGATGGGTTTGCAGGATGTGAATTTACATCGGGGGAATACCCAACGGCATTATGGCCACAATGGAATACCGCAATACAATTAATCCATGCAAACTTTAATACAGAAAACCCATCAGAGTGGGAAGACTATAAAGACTACTGTCGCAAGAATCAAAGCTCAGCAATATACTGGGATGAGCTAACGGAGATAAGGGATTACAAGGCATTCTCTTATATGTTTTCCCGTAACAGGGACAATTCTGGATACGGCCCTATGACTTTAGCGTCATTCAATCCTGAACACGAACATTGGACCACTGAATTTTTAAGACTTGCAGGGTATATTGGTGATGACTATTACGCAAAACCTGAAATGTATGGCAAGGTTAGGTATTTTGTCCAAAAAGGTGACGATATTTCAGATATTGTTTGGGGAGACACAAAGGAGGAGGTTGCAAGGATAGCAGGACTTGAAGTGACGGAAGAAGAAAAACAAGGAGGTATGACTGTTGAAGATTTGGTAAAATCATTTACCTTTTTTTCAGGGTCTGCAATGAGCAATAGGATTTTGGTAAACGCCACATCAGGTGGTTCTGTATCAAACCTGTATAATGTTGGCGAAACTGAAAGAAAAAAATTAAAAGACGGATACTTCGGCCCAAGCGGTAAAACATCGCTCACCATTAGCTCAAAAATGGTTGATGCATTATTCACCAACCCCATCGACAATAGCACCGAGCTGTTTGCGAGCTTAGATGTAGCGGGAGGTAAGCAGAAAATTATTTCAACCGCAAAAGGAGAGGAGAAAAAGCCAGACAACTGTGTAATGTTGATATGGAAAGGGCTTACCGTTATCAATATAGAGATTTTTGATGGGACTTTAAATGAACTTGTTTACTGGATAAGAAACACGCTTGGCAGATACAATGTCCCAATGAGGAACTTTTGCTTTGATGCGATTGGGATTGGGTATTTTTTAGCCAGCTTTACGGATGGTATTCCAATCATAGGTAATTCACGGGCAATGCCAGAATACGACCAAGCAGGCAATCAGGTTTCTCTTGGTGCTTACTTTAACCTTAGAAGTCAGCTAATGGAAAAATGCGCTGTGTCTATTGAAACTGGTTTAATGTCAATATCAATAGACAAGGATACAATAATACCGCACGGAAGAAATAAAACACCCAAAAAGCTTATTGATGCGCTTCAAGAGGAAAAAAATATCTTCATGAAGGAAACTCGAAATAAAAAAGAATACTACAAATCAAAAGATGAATATCGGGATAGATTCAAATCGTCATCAGATATTTTTGATGCGATAGTAAATCGTTTTATTTTTGAGCTGGATTCAAGGGAGCGCAAGGAGGCAGAGGCAGACCTTACTGAGGCTGACTATTCAGGGTTATACGTTGCGTGGTAAAAACCATCTTCAAAAGCAGATTTAACAGACCATCCTAAGATAAAAACACGATGATACGTCCTTGTATAGTTTAAATTCAACTCCCGAACCCATTGAGCTAATGTTTTGGTTTGACCATTATATTCTAAAAACTTACTATTACGTCTGTTGTTGCATTGGGTCATCATGTCAGACCATCTGCAATTTTCGGGTGAATATCCGTCATTATTATCAATACGGTCAATGCTAAGGATATCTTTGTATCCATTTTGCATAGCCCATTCGTAAAAATTTGCAAATCCATTTAGCCCATCCCATTCACTGCATACTTTTATTCCACGACCACCATATCTATAATAATTTTGGTTCGTGGTCAAGTTGCATCTTGACCTCATGTCACTCCATATCTCATATATTCTTGTTCCTGACATTCCGTGTGTAATGGATGTTTTTAACAACACCTCTTTTTGTAGGCATCCACAAGAGTTTGTGTGCCCCCCAACCAAAGAACACCTGTGCGTTATAAACTTATTACCACAATCACACAAGCACTCTACCTTTGTATAGTCACCTTCCACAAACTGCCTTAGCGCAGTTGCTCTTCCAAATTTAACCCCAATTATGTCTTTGCCGTATTTTTCTGTATATTTTTTACATCCACACGATGTGGTGTGCCCCGATTTAAGATTGTAAGCTTCTACTGTTGTCGTTTTTCCGCATTCACATTCACATAGCCAATGTGTTCTACTGCCCTTGTCTTTATGGCTAAAAGATACCACCCTTAAACTACCAAAAGTCTTACCTACTAAATCATTCCTGTTCGGAGCTGGTTTCATTCTCTTCTTTAAATTAAAATAAGCCTAACGGTTCAGGAGTAGCAGTCCGTCCCCGTAGGATTATAAATATCTTTTTGTGTAAGTTCTGCTACAGCTTAATTGTGCAAAGATAGGAATAAGTTTTAAATCCACAAATACTTTTAATGTTATCTTACAAAAAAACCGCCCTATCCTCACGGACGGGGCGGGAAAAATGGAAAAATGCCCATTCAAATCCTTAAAACCATTCAAAAATGAAAAAAGACCATTGAGTTGCGGGGACAGGATTCGAACCTGTGCTGTAAGTTTATGAGGCTCACGTGATGCCACTTCACTACCCCGCCTTTTACACCTGCAAAAGTACTACTTGTTTTTCGTTCACGCAAATATTTTTTCGCATAATTGAAAAACTTTAATCAAACTTAACTTCCACTTTGTTCCCTTTTATCTTATGTGGCATACGAACGAATGTCTGCCTATCATCGAAATGCTCATAGTAGTCTATCATCTCCACACGATCTGAGTCGGTAAACATGGCTGCGGCAGACCAGTTTAGTATCTTCTTTCTTATATCTTTGCGTATCCAGCTCCAATGGTGCATTGTGATTGTTTCTTTTGGGAAAAAGTAGTCGCAGTCTGACTTGATGCGTCTCGTGGGGTCTGAAGGGTTTGGAAACGGTATATCGAAATCAAATCGCTGGCTGGTGTGGCACAGGAATGGGACTACCCTTGGTTTGGAAAAGCAGTCGTCTTGTAAAACGCAATTCTTATATTTGTAGTAGTTCTTATAATAACAATAAGTGGATTTTGGAAGCCATTTCCGCACTACTTCTTTTACAGAGGCAAACTCGTCTGCTTTGTAAAACTCGTCTGAATCCATTATCAAAGCATAGTCTATTCCCTTTGCGTGGAAGTATGTTAACCCCTGATTCCTGCGAACTGTCTCTTGCTCTCTTGGAGGCAAATACTGTATTAATGGGAATGTTACGATATTGTCTGCCAATTTGTCTCTCAATATGGCTTCAACTTCGGCCTTATCGTCAGGCGACGCTGGTACACCATTATAACTCGTATCTGACCACAAAAGCACCACTTCGTCAACAAGCGGCCTAATTTCCGTAATAATGTCCCGTAAATGCTCTGTCCCCTCGTAGCAGATAATACCAACACCAACCTTGATACTATTCTCGAAATCTGGTACGCTCTCAGCCCATTTTTGCATTTGCTTCTGAGCCTCTGTATTATCAAAGCCTGTACCGTGTGGATGGTATACGGCAACAGCGTCATCGACAATGTTTAGTAACCCTCTGTCTCGTGCCTTTTTACACAAGTAGAGGTCTGTGCCCCATCCTATTTGATTAATGGATACGTCCACAGGGAAGCCGAGTCTCGTCCTGAATAACTGAAACCACCCTTCAAAGTAAGGCACGGCTCGGTAGTTCCCTGTGGAGCTTGTGTATCCATATAAATGACTCCTTCCTTGTCTAACGCAAGAGGGTTGATAACATCCCACGTTGCTTCGTGAGATTATATCAAGCATCCTCTTTGGTATAGCCTCTGTCATAGAGTCGGCTATTTGAACGTCGGAGGTAATAATACAACACCATTCGTGGTTTCGGCTCTTCTTTATTGCCTCGTTAAACATGCCGCCATAATATATGTTATTATAATGTATGGCTTTTGGGCACGGAGGATTAGAGCCTGAGTCAAGTATGTATGTTTTAAAATAAGGTTCAAAGATCGACTTTAAACGGAGCGCATTAGTGTTGTTGTTGTAGTTGAAAATCGTTACTACAACACGTTGGCTTTGGGTGGTTTTCTGTGCCATTGGTTAGTAAGTTTTGTAATTAGTTATAATCCTTGGTTATTAGCACCTTGGCCTGTGCTACCAGGAGGCTGCACCGACGCATCTGGCGTTTCAGGCTGTTTAGAGAGTGCTGTTGCTTGCTGTTTTTTCTCCTCTCTTTTATCTTCTTCTTCTTTTTCTTTTTGTAAACGCTTATACTCCATAGGGTTGTTAAACGGTATCTCTCCAGCAGCAGTTTGAGTAGATGTTGCACCAGCGTTCTTTGACAT